AATTGCTCCCATGTATAGTTTACCATTGTGCCCTCCGTAAAGCGACGTATATTACTGTGACCCTTTCGGCATCACAATACTATTTTATAATGAATTGCTTAGAATGTGAGTACGGTTTGTGCTACCTGTACTAAAATATTTATTGAATTACCAAGAGTCTATACTGTTAACCCAATCAGATTTTAGTAATGACTCTACCTTTGTACAGATATAGTCATCATTACCTACACCTTTACCACCTTGTTGAACATTGAATAAAGAGTTGTCAGATGACAAATTATTATTAAAGTCTTCTTTAGAGAACCATACTACTCGTAGATCATCTTCGTTTTTATTGACTCCTACAAATACAAGTCTCTCCCAATCTTTACCAGAAGAAACATGGTTAATGATAAACTTATCGTCTATCACTCCACCTTTTGATTTGTTTCTAGTTGCAAGAGAAAATTTAATTTCTGTTAGAAGATCATCAACGACTCTATCGTGTCCTGCTGTTGATGTCTTTGCTCTCTTTACTTCGTGTCCTAAGTGCTCAAGGTACTTAGTTGTGAACCTCTCACCAAACTCTCCTTTCTGTTTAGGTGACATATAAACGTAACCTTCAAATGGAGTTGACTTCCAAGGGTCTTCTAGATTTTGCTCAATGTAATTCTGTAATGAACCATCGGCAAACATTTCATTAAACATGATGTTTTAGCGATTGTACTACTTAAGTATAGCAAATCAACTAAAGGTTGTCAACTTTTATTGCGTGGTGGAACATACCCCACTGTACGTTTGTAGTTTGGTCTTGCGGCTCCTATTCCCTTTCTCTTGCAAGGTTCCCATTCTTTCCAGTGGTCTCCTGCAACCTTATCCCTTTCTCTAAAAATATACCATCCTCTTAAACATCTTTTCTCAGTTCCTTCTTTGGAATTGTGTTTTAGAATATAAGAATAGTTAGAATCTCTTTTTCCCAAAAGATCATCCCAACAATCTGCTGGTCGTTTCCAATACTTTTTGGCACCAGTTTCTAAGTTAATTCCCCAGACACCTATCTTAGTTACTGGTGCATCACCTCCTTCTACACCATTAGGATTACTTTTTACTGGTGCTAGTTCTCCTCCCTTCCATGCCCAACGATGACCAAATGCTGAATTTGTTTGTCCCCTAATATTTTTTTTAATAGGATCAGAATGTTTTGACTTTGCGATATACCATGCTGCCTGATCAAGACTTCCAAAACTAGATTCATACTCACCTTTTATAGTATACATGTCAACTGGTTTTGCATGAGGAACTATTGCTCCTCTTTTTCTGGGAGTACCAGCATTTCCATCCCCACCTATAGTAGAATTATATCCATCTTTATAAGTATTTAATTTTGAGATCCAAAATATTTCTCTATCATTAACCTTCTCTGGAGAACATTCTTCAATGACTTCAAATTTAAAATTTTCAAGACCATGTTTATTAATAGCATAGGAAATAGTCATTTTCTCTGGATCATATTTGCTCATATATACATGTTCTTTCCATCTTTCTTCTGGTTTCCTTTCAGTTTTACCAACGTATTTGTGATCGTTTATTAAATTTGTTATTGTGTAGACAGATGCCATTTTTTATTCCTCAATTTCAAAATACCACTTGATAGATTTAATATAATCAAAGGTGCAAGATAAATCAAAATCACAATTTGTATTATATTTTCTATCACATAAAAAGTTCCTCAGTTTTTCAACTGATTCAAATGTTCCCTGATGTTTTTCTTTGTCATCGTATAGGTGATACTTCATTACTCAGATTCTTGTTTTTTTCTCCCAATATTATACTTGGATTCAAGTCGCCATTCGTTTTTTTCTTTAAAACTTAACACTTTGATTTGATTCAAAGGAGCAAGATCTGCTATCTTTTCTTTACTTTGTTCTACTATTGATACTAATCCCCAGTCTAATAATAACTGGACTATTCTATTTCTTCTTTGTAAGTCATTGATAGAAAGATTTGTATTCTTTCCATCTAATGCAAATAATTCTTTGAAGTGTACGATATAATACTTACCCTGTTTGTGTAGAATATGACAGGATTGATAAATCTTTTTTTCTTTACGAGATGCTACTCCTATGCGTGTCAGTGTTTCTCGTACCTTTAAGAAATCATCTGGTTCACCCAGAGTAACCTCTACCATATCTGTCTGCTTCCATGTTATATCAGTGTCACCGTTCATGTTTACCACCTTTGCTCAATGATTTTTTAATATAATCTAGTTGATCCTTGGTGAGAATTCTGAGTGCTTGTAGAGCTTTATCGTCATTATAACCATAATACTCTTTAACTATATCAAGATAATCAATAGAATCTTTTCTAGTCCAAGGAGAAAATCTTTTCCTTGGTTTCACACTATTTAGTAAAAAATCATACTGAAGCTTGTTTGGTAAATGAGAATTTTTATTCATTTCATTAGCAAACAATACAGTATCAGTAAAAGAACTAAGACATCTATTGATTACAAATGCAGGATATTTCTTTTCTGTATCGTTATCATCATCCAATATATTCTTCTTGGATTGATTGATGCTGTATAGGTAGTCTTTCAGTTGGTACATTGTTCCAGTGTCGGATTACTCCGCTAATAATAAAGCAATTAGTGATGAGGTAACTGACAAATATAATAGTCCGTACCACAACAACGTAATTGTCATACTCTTTTGTTCTGTCGTCTGAGAATGATCCGAGTGCATACTTCCATATCTCCCACAGTTTAATCATCATGATCATCCCATGGATCTGAGAGACCTTCGTTAGCAAAGAATCCTTTATAGATTCCATACCCTGCTAGTAACACTGTAATCACTGCTATGGATACAGCAAATGTAATGTTAGGATTTAAAGTTAAATGAGGTATAAGTGTCTCATTACATTTAGCAATCTTTTCTGGATCATTCCAAGTACCAGGTAAAGTATATACTGGTGGACATGCACTA